CGCTGCCTTGCCCAGCCACGCTTGCAGCATGCTGGCCATGGATCCACGCCGGGGTGCGCACACACACCAACCGCAACGACCACACGCATGCGCGCGCACACGTTCACGTTTTAACAGCCATCCGCTTCGTGCTCAACGATGCCTTCACCAACATGCGCGCGGAGGAGCGCCAGCAGCTGCTGCATGTGGGTGCGAGGAAGTGGCATGCAGGCAGCAGCAGCAGCAGCAGAGAGAAGCAGCAAGCAGCAATGCCGGTCCTCGCCCCCCCGTTTGAAATCCCCGTTTGAAATGCCAGGCAGCTGATTGGGGCATGGGTTTGATCGCGGGCGCTTGGCGTAGCAGGCTTGGATGGGGCTGCACCAAGCATGTATGTGCACCGACCGCGAGCGAGCCACCCGCCCTGAGGACACCCACCCACCCCGGCCACCGCCCCCACGCATGCCACCGGCTGATCTTATGCCGCTATCTTCGGCACCCCCTATACCGGGATCATGGCCGCCGCCGTTGCCACCTAAGCCGCCTAAAAGGTCATACTGTACACCGCCAATACTGATGTATCTGTCACCAAAACCACCCTTTTTATCCAAGTCTATGATACCGTTGATAGTAATGTCGCCCCATGATCTTATAACCAAACATCTACACCCACGCTCTGTTGTGATGGTGTGACCGGGATTAAGCGTAAAATCTCGGTAGTTACGGATCACGGTTGCTCCCAAACTGTTTGAGAAAGTGATATTTCCGGTACTGCTGAAAACCCCGTTTTGTGCGTCACCATAAAAGGCTTCTCTTGGATCCACTAACCACTCTGCGCCGGTGCTGTAAAAGAATCGCTTCAAACCGCTGTGAAAAATAATTCTGCCGGTCTGATGTGCCGGAAAACTCGTCACCACTTCTGCTCGTAGTTCTGCGGTACCTTCTGCCCTGATACCGATTGCATCGGCGACAGCCTCGGCGTATTGCTCTTGTAGTTTGTTAAAGTTGTCGGCGGTAATGGTCGCCGTTGTCCAGTCTGTTTTGGTATATCCCATTATTCGCCCAACTCCTTCCACGATGTGCCGTCATGCCCCCAAAGTTGACCGGTCGATGTGTCGAAATAGATTCTCCCCGATGCTCCCGCTGGTTCCGTTGCCAACTTTTCAGCGGTCAACGGTTCGGTAGTGTCTGTACGCATCGGCCCTGCTGTTTCGTCAATGGCTTCTTCATACTGCGTTTCCATATGTCGTAATCTTGCCGGCGTTATCAGCGTTTCATCATTTATCCATGTGATAGGCTCAAAACTCACTCAATCACCGCCTGACTTTGGCCGGGCACGCCTAATTCCTTCCAAGCTGACCCCGAACCGTAAAAGTATTTTGCAAAGCCTGTATGGTAGATGATGCTACCGTCTGCCAGTGCCGGAAACGTGCTGACGACTCTTGCCCTTAATGGTTTGGTGCTGTCTGCCATGTTGGCTCCAACATCGTTCAGTACTTCGTCATATTGCGTTTCCATTTGGTCAAGGTTTGTACTATTCAAAGGTGTCTGTTCGTCAAAATTAATTTTATTGTAAGGCATTAACTCCACCTCAAATCTGTTTTCTCCACTTGCCATGACTCGGATGATGTTTTTGTCCACGGTGCCGCGCCCTGTGATAAGCTGTTATCTTGCGTGTCAACCATAACGCCGGTTCCTTCTCCTATGCCGGCATCAATCCCGCCGTACCATTCAATATCTGTCACGGTTCCGTTCCCTTCGCCCGGCGATATAAAGGAAATGGTAAACACTTCGCCTTCGTTGGTTGTCGTTTGCGTGATGGCTTTTCGTTGTAGTGTAATTGTGTCGTCTTTCATTTCGATATACAACACTCTGTCGCTCGGTTCAAATGATGGAAACAAATCATTTGCCGGGGTTAATCCTGATGCTGTCGGATAGTTTTCCGTGAAGATATTCGGTGCTTCGGCTTCCGTCCATGTTTTTTCAAACTGGTATGGCAGTATCAACGATTCGCCGGTGCCAACGCCCACTCTTACCGTTGGCTGTGCTGTTTTGAGTAATTCGCTAAACAAATTCGCCCATGACTTTTGTTCCGGACCTTCAATGGCTTTGACTTGATACCGCATTTCAGTTCCGCTTTCGTCCCGTTCTTGCACGGATTCGATTAGCATCTGTGACGATAGTTTGTATCGTGGTAAATCAACGGTTATTAGCTGACCCGGCAACAATCCCCGTTGCCTTGTCGTAAACGTTACCGTTCTACCGATGGTGCTGTACTTTTCCAATAGTTGCGCCGCCAACTGGAAAGCCGCTTCCCTCGTGGATTGACTGTTATCATTGATTGATTCTTCTACAAAGCCTGTTCCAGCGTTCTCTATCTCTTTTCGACTTTCAATCTCGCCCGGGTTCCGGCTGATGATGACAACCGGAAATTCACCGCGGTATTCTATTTTGATTCTGTCGGCTTCTGCTAATGGTGTTGCTTCTGCCGCTTGGGTGATGGTGTTGTCACCGCCGGACCAAAACCAATCAGTCCCCTCTTCAACACCTCGGATTCCTACGGTTTGCGCTTGCCATGCACCGCCGCCGATGCTGACTTCAATTTCCGGCACCCTTGCTATAGGATAGCCAACCACAAAAGATTGTTTTTCACCGTCGCCCTTTTGTATCTCTGTCTGTACGCTTGTTATGTCCCTTGCGCCTCGCACTACCTGTACGTTTCGGTATTTTGGGTTACTGGATTCTACCTTGATACTTTCATCCAACATAACCCCGCCGTTTGCTGTAAATGGTGCGGTGTTAGTGCCACGATTAAGGAAATATAAATCTTTGTTTTCGTCAATGCGCCACCAATAGCCTACACGCTCGGCCAGTGCGTCAAATGCCTGCGATACCGGTACGTAATTGAAAACGGCTTCTTCCAGTACGATTCCGCTGTCAATCTGACCTAATCCGATACCCTCACCGGCCAGATAGTCTGTGTATAGGTCAAGTACAATATCGTTAACCGGTTCATCTTGATACGCCTTTGCCGCTAAACGCTTATCTGCCGCATAGTGCATATCGGTTGCCCTTATCTGCCAAAACGTCACCGGCGGGTCATCAACATAAATATAGTTCTTGCCAAAATCCAGATATTGTTCTGATGGCCCGCTGAAACTACCTTCGCCAAATTCAGCCAGCCCGAACACATCGGAACCGGTCGGAATATCCGTCAAGTCGATCACTTCAACCAATCGTCTGACGCTTCTTGCTTCTACATGTTTTTCAGCCGATTCAATCACGCCGGAAAACAGATTGTCGTACTGTTGCCAACTACCGGAAAAACTACCAGTCCCAAATTCAGCCAATCCAAACAGATTTCCGCTTTCCGGTGCTGTTGATTCTGTTGCCAGCCGAAGCCATACCGGTTCGCCTTTTTGAAACTCAGATAAAAACATACTATCAACCACGACAAAAGAAGCGGTTGACCGCTCCTCCAATCGGTTGTCAATGTCAAGGGTGCCGATTTGCAATTTCTCCGGTTGATCTGATATTGTCAGCCTTATCATATCCTCATCCCCGTTTTCATCCGTATTTCATCGACTAATGGTTGTCCTACTGCTTTGGCGATGGTGCGCCCGTCAAGTTCTACGGTAATATTGGCACTACCTCCACCGGTTCCTGCTCCACTTGGCATTGGTGGCGATAACATGCCCGCCATTGCGCCCTGTACGCCGCTTACATCGTGCCGGATACTGTCAATGATTGGCCCGCCGAAGTCTAAACGGTTCAGGTCTTTTAGTGGCCCATCTTTTGCCGGTGAGAAAGGCAACAAATCACGCATGCGCCCCGCCATGCCCTTGACTGCGTCAACCGGCTTACTGATAACAGATTTGATTCCGTTGGTGATACTGTCCACGATACCTTTTCCTGCATCTTTAAAACTACTCGCAAGGCCTGTAATAAAGTCTAAGGCTGATTGTATGCCGTCAGTAATAGCGTCTTTTGTATCGTTAATTTTAGTCGATATAGACGATTTAATGTTTTCGAAAGTGCTTGACAAGCTGTCACGCAAACTTGCCGCAAAGGCTTTGACTTCTTCCCAGTTCTTATAAAGTGCAACGCCGATGGCAATTAACGCCACAACTGCGGCAATGGCGATGGCTACCGGTGCCGAAAGTCCAGCGATACCTACCCCAATGGCTTTTACCAGCGGCATCAACGTTGATATGGTGGTAATAATCTTGCCGAGTATTACTAAAAACGGTCCTAATGCCGCAACAATTCCAACAGCGATCCCGATCATCGCCTGCATTTCAGGTGATAGATTTGCAAACCATTCTGCAAGCTCTATCAGCTTTTCAGACAACGATACAATAATTGGCACAACCTTTTCACTGAACAATCCGGCAAGCTCTGTCATTACCGGCGCAAGATTCGCCCCCGCTTCCATTGCCGCCTGCGAAAGTTCGTGTTTCATCTCGTCAAGTGCCACTCGGAAATCATTGGCCGATTCAAGGTTTTCTTTACTGATGACATCGGTATCGTGCATCTGTTCCAATTCGTCACGCCCAAGCGCAACGATCGGCGCGATGTTCTCCCAGTCACGCCCGAATGCTTCCGCGCCTTTTCTTGCTCTTTCTTGTGGGTCCTCGATGTCCGATAATGCCAGCATAAGGTCATGGGTTACATCGCCGGCATCTCTTACTTGACCGCTGGCTGTTTCAAGTGCTACGCCCATATCAAGCGCGGCACTTGTTACGCCCGTTGAATATTCTCCGCCTTCACGCATTTGGCGGTTCATTCGCTCGATGCTTCCGGCGATACTGTCAGAAGATACGCCGGCTTTTATCTCGGCTTCCCTGAATTGTTGTAAAGCGTCGGTATTGATACCGGTAGCCGCTTCCAGGTCTAAAAGTTCGTCGGCAAAATTGCCCGCTTTAACCGCAAGCGCACCAATACCTCCGGCGGCTCCAAGTATTGGGCCGGTGACGTATTTTGTCATGCCTTTTCCTACGTCCTGCATACCTTTGCCAACGTCTTTCAACTTTGATTCTAAGCCTTTCATATCTTTTTCAAAACTTTTCATATCTAAATCTAACGTAACCGCCAGACTTCCCACTTCTGTAGCCATTTCATCACCTGCCTTCGGCTGTTAGTTTTTCCTAAACTTCGATTGCAAGAAAGCCGCCTGTTGCTCTGCTGTTTGCTCCGGTTGTTTTCCGCTACCACCCGGCATAAAGTCAGTTATCTTATACGGTGTCGGTTTTTTCTTTTTATTCCGGTTGATTTCATACAATGCACAACATATCTGCGCCGTCCGTCTGTCGTGAATTTCCTGTTGTTTCTTCCAACCTTCCACCATGTAGCCGAGTTCTGCCGGTGTCATCTGCCAAAGTTCGCCCGGTTGGATTCCGATTATCGCCCCGCTCTGTAAGTATTCGGGCATATAATCAGCGAACCGGGCTTTTACTCCCCCGGTTCATCTTTTACTTTACCTTTCTTTACCAATCCGGACTGCTCAATAGCGGTGGTAACAGATTTCATCAGCGTTTCCAAGTCGCCGCCTTCTTCCATGTATCGATCCACCATATCACCAACTGCATCAACAGTAAGGTTTTTATCTTCCCACCGTAAACCGGCCCAAATTAAAGCCCTTAACATTTTTATAGTGACGGTCCCGCCGATGTTCATAATGCTGTCGCCGGTGGCTTCTTCAAACGCTACAAAGGCATTAAAACCATACCTCAAATTGCGTGTTTTGCCGCCTAATTCAATCGGATAACTTTTCATGCTATCGCCCCTCTACTATGCTGGAAATGTCGGCTCTCCGCTGATTTTGAATGTCGCTGAAAATGTGATTTCTTCTTCAAATTCGGCGGTGATCTGAAATTCTGTCATAATCATATCAGCCGTCATAATTAAATCCGCTGTGAATGGGTAACTGATTGTAGCGTCCGTTACCAGCGTTCCCACTTTAGGCATTAACGCCTTCTGGTCGGTTGTCATTCTGCCCTCACAACTGATTTCACTACCATCTACCCACCCCGGGATATACTCCCGCCAATTTCCTTCTGTGTCGTGGGTTGTCACCTCAATCACATCAGCGGTACCGCCTGCGTCTGATATACTGGTTAAATTTGCCACCGCTTCCCCAAATGTTAGTACCGTGCCTTTACTCCATGTAGCCATTTGTCAAAACCTCCTATACATAGTATTGAACTAAAAATCTGTGCGCAATCTGATACATTCCTGCGTCTTGCTCATACAAATCTGTTTCGCTAACTTGTTGGATTCTGCCGGTATTGTTGACGCCGGCTCCATGTAGTCCGTAAACGTCAGCGGATATTGCTTTGACTTGCCCTAACGTTTCGCCAAATATTGACACTTGCCATACACCGTCAGCGGTGCCGGTGGGTCCATCGTGGGTATCGTACCATGTGCCGGATACTCGGCTGATGACCGCATATGGTGGCGATGTGCCTTGCAACGCTCTTGTGAAATGTACTTGCGCTGATTCAAGGCTTGTGTTAGTGATTAGCCATGTTCTGATGTCTTGTTCCACCATCTACCTCACCGCCTTTCCGGTGTATTCAGCAAATATCTTGTAAATCCGTTGCCGGTTGTCCATCAGTGCGGGTAAAAGGAACGGTTGCGCCGATGATCTGACGGTTCCATATTCAAGATATGGCGCATAATGTACGTTGGTTCCAATGCTCGCCCTTGTCGGTCCTACATTATGATTAATACTTGATCTAAGGTTTCCGGTATCAACCGCCGCTCTGGTTTTGGCCTCACCTTCGACAAACATAGCCGCCGCTGTTAAGCCTCTTTCTATTTCGTGGCGCATCTGCTTGACAATCTTATCCGTTTTAACATTAACCTTTACCTTCGCCATACGTCACCGCCTCTGTATGCAATCAACTTGCATCACGCGACTTCTACCCTGTACGTTTTCCGGATTGACTACATCAAAGATTTCGCCATTAGGGTTCTTTATTTCATAGGTTCCTTTATATTCCGGAGCCAGTGCCAGCCATTCGTCAGCTAAACAATAAAAAACATCTGATGCATAAAGCGTTTCTTTGTCGGCAATGTTTCGTTCTGAACCACTTTGATTTTCCATCAATCCGGCTATATCTCCCGCCTTTTGATAGCTTTCTTCTGGCCCCCAGTCGCCTTCTGTTACGGTGCGGGTCCATACTTCAAATCCCGGCATAAAGTGTTTTTTCAACATTTCAACGGCCATCAGCACCACCACCTGTTGAGGCTGTATTTTGTCCAGTCTGTTTTGGTGTACACTCGCCGGTATGGGTGTAATAGTTTCAGCATGCTTTCCGGAAAGTCGGTGGTCAGCGTCACGCTGTACTTGCCTAATGATTCGCTTTGGATTCCCGTTTGCGCCTTCATGTACTCGGTGGCATTGTTCAAGAATAGCGTTACACCGCCCGGCAAAACCTCGTTTCCGTCGTCATCTTCAAATGGGTTATTGCAATACACTTTCGCCCAATCAAGTAATGCGTCTTTAATTTCTTGGTCTGTCATTGTTAACACCCCCGCTTACGCACTATCTTCTTCGTACCAAAACATTTCAAGTCCGACATCTTCCGCCGCCTCTGCCGATGAAGTGTTGATAATAGTAATCACATAGTAATCGTCAGGCTTCATAACGTATTCGAAATTATCTGAAACGCTGGTCTGGTCTGACGATTGAAACTGATTCGTGCTACTACCCGGCAATACCACCTGATCCCATGTTTCGCCGTCTTGATTAGTGGTATATGTTGGCGTTTTGCCAATTGTTACGCCTGTTTCTATAACCTTAAAATCATTCACACTGTGTGGGCCGACCAAATCATCTCCGTCAATCGTGCCACTGTCAGGGTTATCAATTACCATTGGGTTATCTTCTGTGCCTCGGATCAGCTCCATCTTTAAGGTGGCACCTACACCGTACAACTTGAAATTCTTGAAATGCACGTAATGTTTTTCCGGTGCTTTGAATGAATAACTTATACTTGAATTAGCCGCCAAATCTCCTATGTTCAAATGTGCCTTATACGCAATGCCTTCATGGATATACTTGTGATCCGTGTTGATAATGGCAAATGCTTTTGTCACACGCTCAACGGCATCTTTTAAATAATCAATAATATTAGACGGATCATATAGCATGATTATTCACCGCCTTCCAATAACTCTATCAGCACCGCTTTATTGTCACGCTTGTTAAACTCAATGCCGCGCGCCCATAATTCATCACAAATTTCTTGCTTTGTGTGGATTTCCCAATCCACTTCCTGCTCCGTGATGTTTTCCGGTATATCATGCAATTCCGCCGGTTCTGCTTTGCATTCCTTTTGATGGATCTTAAATATCCTGTCGCTATTGGTTTTCCAACCACATTTGTTACATATCGGCATATCTCCACCTCCCAATGGTAGAAATAAAGCGACGGCAAAATACCGCCGCTCACTTTGTTATTCTATGCCTTGCCCCATACCCTTGTTGCAAGTCGTGGGTCAAGCGTTTTGGTCCCATAAAGGATATCAAAACTCATGGTGTTTTCCTTACTGCTCATGCTGTAACCCATTGTCGCTCTTACTGTCAAGCCCTCGAAGCTGGCTACATACCCATCTGCTCCACCCATAGGCAACGCCATCGGTCGGTTGACCAGTGCAAACGCGTTACGATGGAAAGCAAGGTTTCCGGTATGGCTGTCTTTGATCGTCACATCTTTTGTTGTCGCCACTTCTGCCGCCGCGCCT